AGTATCCCCGTCAAAAGCTGATAATTGCGCTTCGATAGCGTCCCATATCTCATCATTGAATGTTTCCCGGAGATCATTTTTATGGATGGGGGCACCTCCTAATGTGGTGCTTTGAACAATTTTTTTCATGTATTAATAAGTTTCTATGTCAAATGTTTTCCCGGCCAGCTTGTATAAGTTCGTCTGTGCCCTTACCTGCCGCTCAAGTTCCGCGGTGTGTATCCCTGATGGTATCAGTACCCGGAAGCTTACCGTTAATAGTTCTGAATCCTCATAAAAGAAAACAGCGCTACTTTCAACCTGCTCGTAAAAGTGTACCGGTGTAGCTTCGCTGGCTTCGTAGAAGTACACGAAGACGCTTGGAACAGTCTCAACAATTATAAAAGGTGCCGACGTAATCCCGAATATATCATTGAGCGCCGCCTGCAATACCATTTTCTGGCCGTTCCACTTTGCCCTTTTAAGCTCATTCGTCTCAAATGTCTTAAGCTCATCGGTAATGGTCTGCAGGGGTTCCAGCAATGAATAAAGGAATTTCTTTACTGTCTCATCACCACCTCCTTTATTTATCAGTAAGTCCGTCATTCCAGTTGAATTTGAATCCTGTTCACTATGATAGTCGGAAATCCTCTGGCGTCTACCAGCGGATTCTGGAATATGTCATTCTCCAGGTGCTTCCTTATTTCCCTTTGTATTTCCTGTGGCCCTCTTGTGCCCTGCAGGTACTTATGAATCCCTACTCCTATGGTCGGAAATTCCTTCCAGTGGCCAGGCCCTGAGACGATAAGATAGTGTATTGCCTGATTGTCGGCATCGCCATACTTAAAGTCGCCTCCGTCGTTGATGTAATCGCCATCACGGAGAACAGGGGGTAAAATCCTGTCTACTTGTGTTCGCCAGTTGCAGTCAAATAAACTCATGCGCTTTCTTCGATCATGGTTAACGTGTCATCCAAAGTATTACCGGTTTCGTCCTCCGCAATCAGATATCCTGCCGCCGTGGTGTACTTGCCCTGTACGTCTACCGTGGTGGCTGATCCAAATGGCGTAACCTCCGGTCTGGCTTTGATATCGGTGATCACCACACGGGACACACCCTCTACGGCTTCGATGGCATCACGTAGCTTGTTGATGTATACTGTACCGTCAAAGGCTTCATCCATGAATGTGGCAAAGAAGTCGTCAATAGCATCGATGACGGCGGCTTTTACTGTGGCTTCCGTGTATTGTCCAAGGAAATAGATATCGGCCTCTACACGCATCCTGTCGGGTTCAAGGCTTACGAAGTTGGCAAGCACACCGGCAAAGCCTATTCCTTCTGTGGTTGATGTGCCGTAATAATAGTCACTCAAGGCAGCCAGCTCCGTGGAGTCAAGCGGTCCCAATGATGGTGGTGTTCCCTTGGCTACCTTAATGGAAAGCACTCCGTTTGCGGCCTCCACCACAGAACACCGGGTAATAATTCTGGCAGCTTCGTCTACGGGATCGTAAGTAGGGACGAAATCTACCAATGTGATCGTGTCGCCGTACTGGAATTTAAGTATTTGCTGCTGCACCCATTTGGCGTTCCCTGAGATTGCTCCGTCTGCCAGCTCCTGTATCTCAGCTTTTAACAGGTCGATCATAACCTCAAGGGTATAGATGGCTGCTGATGCGGTGTGTATGTTCACATTAAAGACGCTTACCTGGCTGCCGCCTACGTCTTCAGGAAATAAAAACACGTCCATTTCGGAGAATGTCCGGATGGTGGTTTTCATTTCTTCCTTTATTTCTTCTAAAGTTCTTGCCATCTATTCAAATTCTATGGTTGTCTCCAATGCTGTGGGTGGTGCCAGTACTTCACTTGGATTATGCGCTACCGTTGACCTGTATCTGGTCCTGTAATCCGTGTGGGGCACTTCCACCTGGTTGTGGTCTTCGTCAAACTCCGTGTTGACCTCCTGAAACGATGTGAAGTATAAGCCGCTTACGTCCGTTGGTCTCATAAGGTAAATGGCTGCATGGAAGTCATCGCAGAAATCAAATGTTTCAAGGCGCTGGAACTTGTACCCCTCCACCCCAAACCGGAACCGCACCGTCATGAAATAGTCCTTAAATCCCTGCGAGTAATTATTGGTCTGGTTTATAATGAACTCAACAAAGCATATAGGGTAGGGGAATGCCTTATGTTTACGATCGGTGTTTGATTTGATGAACTGGTTATTCCACAAGTCTACTTTTTTGATGGCAGGGACCCGCGCTTCAATTCTTGCCGCTATGTAGTTAAAGAAATCTTTCATCTTACCGCGCCCCGCCTTGAGATTACAGAATGAATGTACCCCTGAAGGATCTTATTGTTTTTACGATCCACTATCCGGGAGTCTCCTAAAAACTGCCTTTTTGGAAGCCGCTTTGTACCAAAGTTATGATATTTCCCATAATGAACCAAAGTCCCAATTTGGATTTTATTGGATGCACGTGAAAGGATGCGGATAGACTGCCTTAATTTACCGGTCTTGACAAGCAGCCGGCGCCCTGCGTTATCCCGCCTTGACTTACGGGCAGGCCATTTATCCGTTTGATCATCTACAAAAGCCTCACGGTCGAAGTTGGTAACCTTAGCATGGTTCACGGCCTCATTGGCCATTTTTTCCAGTATTTCAGGGTACTTGGCTTTCAGTTGCCGGGACAGTGATGTGAAATGGAATTTACTCATGGGATCGGCAGATTAAAATTATTATCCCTGAGTTGTGCGTCACCTCTGGCTACCTTAAAGTATGGGTGGTGTTTTGGGTCGAATATCAGCCCGTCCTTTCCGGGGTTCATGCGGAATACAGGCGGGAATTTCTTTTCATCCTGCAATTCCGGTGAGTCTGGTACTTCTGTAACATGCTTTTTGATGTGCTTTGTCACAAAGCACCTGCAATTCCAGCCATTTTTGGGCATGTATGTATTCCAGAAAGGATCATCCACGGGCCGTGTAACACCGTCCAGTATAGCGTGTTCGTCCCTTACACGGGCATCTTTTTGCGTCCGGTAGGTGAGATACGGAAAGTCTTCCTTTGTCATCTCAAACTCCACCCAATCCCGTGCGCTCAGGCACTGGCCTACAGCGGTATTAAATTCCGTTCTGAGGTAGTTTTTATTAAAGACGTCGAAGACCTTACCGGCTTCTTTTGCAAACTCCTGGAATGTGGCCGTCTCACTTATGAAGGCCGCCATCTGGCGTACTTGCTGGTATTGCTTGGCGGCAGAGAACACGTAAACATGCCTTCTGATCGCTACTATAGTGTCATACTTCGGGCTTAAAAAGGTAAGGTCCTGCAGATCGCTGCCGAAGCCTTTGGCGATGGCCTGCTCAAAAATAGAACCCAACCGATAATGGTATTCGTGGCTTAGCGCGTTCTTAGTGATGGCGCCGGCATAAACCGATAAGAGGTAAAATTCCCTTTCCTCTTCGGAGAACTCCCGGAAGGTCTGATCATCGACATTAGTAACATCAATTTGTGCCAGCATACAGGGCTTTTATTTCCTTCGCGGTCTTCAGGGGGTCGGATCCAATTTCTGGTAGTTCTTTTTTCTTGACGGGCACCCCGTAGGTATCCATGATGTAGGTCTCGTCTATCTCGAAGCCCATTTTTGAAATGCGCTCATCTACTTCTGACTTATCTTTTAATGACAACTTTTCTGTGGTATCCCATTCGAATATTCCGGTAATGGGTATTCCAAGGGCCTGCATCTTCGGGATAAGCCGGTCATTCACTAGGCGTTCAATGAACTTGGCATCATTGTCGCCGTACATATTCGCCACGTTCTCGCCTACGGTGCCTACCACACGTCCGGTGTTATTGTTTACAACATCCTGGCCCCACACCCGTTTGGCTGTCTTCTCATCCACGTACTTCACGAACTCATGGTAGACCTTGTATGCATCCTGGCGGCTTACACCCATAAATTCAATCTCATCGTTTTTGGTAAAAACCCCATAGGCGTTGGATCCAAGGCTCTTGATTGCCTCAATGAATTTACGCCTGTCTTCCCCGTCAGCGTCCGTTTTGCCGATGCGTTTATCCATGCCAAATACTTCCGCCCATTCGGACCAGTTGCCGAGGCAGTTGTCTTTAAACATCAGTATCTTGACCAGTGAATACATGATACCCCACTTTTGCAGGGGTTCACCGTTGATCCGGCCAATAAACATGAGGTTTTGTGTGTATGTTGGGTCGCTGAAGCTTATACCTGTGCTTTGCCCCGGCATGGAGGTAATAATGCCAAGCTCAGGCTTTACGTTGTCCCTGTCCAGCACGTTGATGGCGTCGTAGTATTTGCCGTTTACTTCGTAGGGCACGAACTTATTGTCTACCACAGGCCCAAATTCAATGGGTGTAAATCCCCATAGTCTTGAATCCAGGGCGGCGTCAACCCAATCAATGAACCATTCTGTCCTGAGTAATTGGGACTGATCTTTATTCTCTTCTTTGGCTCCGGGGGAACTTACGATTCTGAACTCCTTTTCCTTTGTCTTCATCTTACGGCTTTCCCACTGAGACTGAAGTTCAGAATCCCGCATACATTCGCGGTAAATTCGGTGAAGGTCTTCCCGGTTGTAGTTTATCGGGTTGCCGGCGTTGTCGATCGCTACCCGTAATTTTCTCAGGTCTTCCCTCGTCCTGAATTTCTGCTGGTCAAGGATATAGGTAATGGGTGATTTGCTCTTTGAGGGCGCCGAGGCCTCAAGGCTATTCACCGGATGCTCTACCTGCACCCGATAGGTGAGGGCACTGCCGAACATATTTAATTGCTGACCTACCATGATGGCAATACGTTAATACTTGTGTTGTCGTCAGATTCAAATTCTTTGCTTGTGAACTTGGTATTTGACCCGAGTAAGTGACGGGTATAGAATGGATCATTCTGCGAAAGGCCGGGGTTTATATCGGCGTCCCGGCTGGCTACCAGTTCCTTTATGGTCATGGAGTAGCGTTTTTCTACGCTGTCTGGTACGTCCTGCGGATTGATTGTAAAATGCAGGTGAAAGATTACAAGATCTATTACCCACTTCATCACCATGCGGTTGCGGCTTGTTCCTGTTACGGTAAACTCTGTGGCGATGGCGTACTTTGCTGAAAGGTAGGCGCTGACTTCGGCCTGAGCGGTTAAGAGGGCGTTTTCAAGAATCTGATCTTCGGTAAGTCCTGATGTTTCGGCTGCTTCGCCCAGGATCTCATCCAAATGGGCTACAGAAATATGGAGGGTGTAGTCATCTTTAGCCAGATATGCCATATTCGGGAATTATATCCAAATATGGGAAAAGTTTTATTATGGGACAAGTAAATCAACAAAAAGAACACACCAGTGCCAGTATTGCGATAGCTATAATCATCCACATGGATAACTGACCTATTTGAATACTCGTCTTTCTGATTGCTTCACTGGGGCAGTCAGGCTTATGTCCACCGTTGTGTTCATGTGGCTTGCATCCGCAACTAAACCGATTGGTATAAACTGGGAATATTTCACTCGTACTCCCTTGCGAATTGGTAGCTTCTGTCTGTTCCATAATCGTATGATGGGTTATTACTTCCGTTCTGATAAAAAGCGAAATCCCCCGCGAAAGCCTGGCATATAAAGTAGCTCATGGAGTCGATGGCGTGGCCGTGCTTCTCGTATTGCACACCTGTTTCGGGGTCGGTGATCTTCTTTTTACTCACCCCGCCTTCAGCGTCTTCCATTGCATAGGCATAGTCATTGACGCTTATTTTGCAGGATTTATCCACTAAGATACGGATTTTGCGGTACTCTTTTTCGAGGATAAGGTCTATAAATTTCCCCTTCGCTACTACGCCGGGATTTTTTGAAGGCACCCGCATAGATGGGTTGTATTTTTTTAATCCCGCCCTGATGTCGGTGAAAAAGTTCTCTCCGTACTCCTTGCTGGTTTCCTGTTTCTGGCTTGTGGCGTCACCGTAGATGAACATGCCTGCTTTATGTCCGGGGAATAGACCTTCTACTAATTTACAGGCGTTGGATCTGGTGTTGTAAGGTGGCTTCGGGCAGACTTCCGCTATCTGCCGGCATTCCCTTACCATGTCGCGGCCTGTTTTTATCTGCCAGATTGTACAGGTTATATGGGGGTTTACGTTTTCGTCGAAGGACAGGTGTAAGGGCAAGTCAGGGTCATAGTCGATTGAAATAACATGCTTGTCCTGATTGAAGCACTTGAGGTATTCGGCTCCTGACTTTGGTTTGGCGTTCCAGTTACCATTTAAAAGCCTCTCACGGTCATAAGCGGTAAGGTTTTCCTCAAGAGTCTTGGCATATCGTTCTGCAAATTCTTTGTTTGGATTACTTGCCAGAGTGGCCTGTATGAAGATATCGCCGGGACGCTTGGACCTGCCGGTTTCAATCTGAGGGATGACAATATCATCTTTTATCCATCCATCGCCGGGGTTCAGGGTAATAAGCTGTTTCGGGTACAGGTCGTAAACATCGTGTAAATATCTGGTACGGGAAAGCAATAAATCTGCAGCCCGCTTGGTAGTAGTTAC